CGCAAGACGAAATCAATGTTGCTAACAAAAGAGGTAAGAAAACTAAAACAATCTTAACTTCTGTTGTTGGAGACAAATCAAACGCAACTTTAAGTAAGAAAGTTTTATTAGGATAAATTATGAGCTTATACAGAAATATAAATAAAAGAAAAAAAGCTGGTACTTCCAGATCTAAAAAGAAATCAACTATATCAGCTAAAGCTTACAAAAATATGAAAGCTGGCTTTCCAAATAGCAAAAAGAATAAAGCTAAAAGAAAAAAGAAAAGATAATGCAATCACAAGAATTTAGAACTTTGGCTAAACAGCTAAAAGACAACCTATCTAGGTTAATGGAAAAGAGATCCAACTTTGAAAGCCATTGGCAAGAAGTGGCAGATCTTATGTTACCTAGAAAAGCAGAGATCACAAAAGAACGAGCAAGAGGCGATAAACGACATACACAAATATTTGATGCAACGGCTATACATGCTCTGGAACTTTTGGCTGCATCTCTGCATGGTATGTTGACTTCATCTGCGAATAGATGGTTTTCATTAAGATTTAAGGAAACACAATTAAATGAAAGCGATGAAGCGAAAGAATGGTTAGAGGACAGTACACAAAGAATGTACGATGTAATTTCTAAATCAAACTTTCAACAAGAAATATTTGAATGTTATCATGATTTGATTGCCTTTGGCACATCATGTTTAATGATTGAAGAAGATCAAGAAGATGTATTAAATTTTTCTGCAAGACACATTAAAGAAGTTTATATCCAGGAAAACAAAAAAGGTTTTGTCGATACTTTATACAGAAGATTTAAGATGCCAGCTCAAGCTGTTATATCTAAATTTGGATTTGAAAATGTATCAAGAGAAGTTCAAAACACAGCAAATAAAAATCCATTTGATGATATAGATTTAGTTCATGTTGTTAGACCAAGATTAGATTTTGATCCTAATAAAAAAGATAAAAAGAATATGCCATTTCAAAGTATTTATTTTGAATATGGTAGTGGTCATATAATTTCATTAGGTGGTTTTTTAGAAAATCCTTATGTCATTCCAAGATACTTAAAAGCTTCTACTGAACAGTATGGAAGATCTCCAGGAATGAATGCTTTAGCAGATGTAAAAGTTTTAAATAAGATGGTAGAAAATAGTTTAAAGGCTGCCGCAAAACAAATTGATCCTCCTCTACTCATTCCAGATGACGGAATGTTAGCTCCTATTAGAATGTCTCCAGGCAGTATCAATTATTATAGAAGTGGATCAAGAGATCGAATTGAGCCATTAAATATTAATGCTAATAATACAATTACTATTAATAACGAAAATCAAAGAAGAGATGCTATTAATAAAATGTTTCATATCGATCAGTTGGTTGTAACTGAAAATAGAAACATGACAGCGACTGAAGTAATTCAAAGACAAGAAGAGAAGATGAGAATACTTGGTCCAGTATTAGGTAGGTTACAATCTGAATTATTATCTCCATTAATAACTAGAGTATTTAATATTCTTTTAAGAAATGGATTGTTTATACAATCTCCAGATATTCTTCAGCAACAAGAATTAAAAATAGAATTTGTATCTCCAATGGCATTAGCACAAAGAGGACAAGAGCTTCAGTCATTAATGAGAGGATTAGAAATCTTTGGATCACTTGCTCAAACAATGCCAGTTATGGATTACATAGATGAAAATGGATTAGTTAAAAACATCATTGATATTTTAGGATTACCAGCAAAAGTTATTAAATCAGATGCTGAAGTAGAACAAATTAGAACTGAAAGAGCTGAACAAGAAGCACAACAAATGGAAATGCAGCAACAAATGGCTGAAACACAAATGGCGAAGAATGCAGCTCCAATGGCAAAAGTAGTTCAAGATGGATCACAATAAAGAAATAGAAAAAAAAGTTAAACAGCTCCGAGAAGATTACAAAACAGTTTTCGGAACAGACGAAGGCAAAAGAGTTTTAGAGGACATCTCAATAAGATGTCATGAGAGTTCGACTACTTTCTCAAAAGATAACAGTCATGAGACCGCTTTTTTAGAAGGACAAAGATCAATGCTTCTTTTTATTAAAGCAATTCTAAAATCAAAATAACCAATAGGTATATTAATGGAAAATCAGACAACTGCTCCAGCGGAGCAATCTGAACAGCCAACAGAAGTTGTTCAGAATAATACTGTAATAACTGAAGTTGCAGAAAACCAGGAAACAAATTTTAAAGATTTAATTCCTGAAGGTTTCAAAGAAGAAAAAGCTTTGGACAATTTTAACAATATGGAAGATTTCGTAAAAAGTTATCTCCATGCACAAAAGTTAGTTGGAGCTGATAAAATTCCAGTTCCTAATAAGCATGCAACAGACGAGGATTGGAATGAAGTATTTAAAAAATTGGGTGCTCCAGAAAGTCCAGATGATTATCAATATAACATCAAAGATCAAGAACTGGATCAAACGCAAGTTAAAGAATTTAATAAAGCTGCACATCAATTAGGATTACTTCCTAAACAAGCTGAAGGCTTAATTAAGTTTTATAATGAGATGAATGGTAACAATGCTGCATCTCAAGAAGAAGCTGCTGCTGAAGCACAGTTACAAACTGAAACTGAACTTAAAGCAGAGTTTGGACCACAGTTTAATAAGAGACTTGACCAGGCTAAAAAGCTTGCAGTTAATTCTTTAGGATCAGAGTTTTTAGAAAATACTTATCTTAAAGATGGATCAAGACTTGGAGACAACATCAAAGTTATAAAAGCTTTTTCTGAACTAGCTGACAAATTATCTGAAGATGAAATCATCAAAGGCGATGGATCTGAATATATGACAGCTAAAGACATCGAAAAAGAAATTAACGAACTAACTCAAGAAGGATCTGCATATTGGAGCAAGACACATCCAAATCATAACAAAGCAGTTCAAGAAGTCTTGAAGTTAAGAGAGATGTTAAATGGCTAATGAAAAATTTGAGCCAGGCGAAATAATAACAGAAACAGAAGTTAGACTTGAATGTTTAAGACTAGCAACTGAATTTGGTCCAGAGAATGATCGAAGAGATCCTCTGCCAATAGCTGAAAATTATTTTGACTGGGTTATGCAAACTTCAAAGCGACAATCTGAAAAGACCGCCAAGAAAAAAGACAAAGTGAAGTCTTAAAATTCACAGATGCGACCTCCTCTTGGAGATAACCAAATCGATTAAATCAACCATAACAACATAAGGAGATTAGAAAATATGTCTAATCAAATTACTACTGCTTTTGTACAGCAATATTCAAATAATGTACAAATGCTATCACAACAAAAAGGCTCTCTCTTGAGATCTGCTGTTGATGTAGAAACTGTTGTCGGCAAAAACGCATTTTTCGATCAAGTCGGAAGTGCTCTTGCAGTTAAAAGAACTACAAGACATGCTGATACTCCACAGATGGATACACCACATGCAAGAAGAAGAGTAAGTCTTGTTGATTATGAGTACGCAGATCTTATCGATAACCAAGATAAAATTCGTACTTTAATCGATCCAACATCATCTTATGCCTCTGCTGCTGCTTTCGCATTAGGAAGAGCTCAAGATGATGAAATTATCGCTGCTTTATCTGGAACAGCTTTTACTGGAGAGACTGGATCTACATCTACTGCTCTTCCGTCAAGCCAAAAGATAACTGAAAGTGGTACTGCTGGTTTAACTATTGCTAAATTAAGATCTGCAAAAGAGATCTTGGATGCAGCTTCAGTTGATCCATCAATCGCTAGATACATTGCTGTTTCGCCAAAACAGATCACAGATCTATTAGGCACAACAGAAGTTACATCTAGTGATTTTAATAGTGTTAAAGCTTTAGCGAATGGAGAAGTTAATTCATTCCTTGGCTTCAACTTTATAGTGTCTAACAGACTTACATCTGCATCATCTAAAAGACTTTGCCTAGTTTGGGCAATGGATGGTTGTAAGATGGCTATCGGTCAAGACTTAATGACTAGAATTGATGAAAGATCTGACAAAGGTTATGCTCATCAAGTTTATGTTTGCCAGTCAATCGGTGCAACAAGAATGGAAGAAGATAAAGTTGTAACAATCCAAGCTCATGAAGCTTAATCAATAGGAGGATATATATCATGGCAAGTGTTAAAGGTGTAAATTACACAAATATAACTGCTGATCCTATTGTTAAAGTGGACAGCGAAGTTCTTGGTGGAAAGATGAGAGTTTCATACGATAACTATGAAGCTTCAAGTCTTGCATCTGGATCAGACATAACGATTGGTAGAATACCAACTAACGCAACTATAATGGATGTTGTTCTAAAGTGTGATGCTTTAGGCGGATCTTCAACTTTAACAGTTGGAGACAGCGGAGACGCTGACAGATATTTAGCTGCTGTTGGTACATGGAATGCTGCTGGTCAAACACAATCAATGTTAGGTGGCTCTACTGCTGCTAATACTGCGATGACTGGTCTGGGTTACAGAACAACTGCGGAAACTGATATTGTAATTACAACTGGTGGAGCAACTATAAGTGGCTCTATTCATTGTTGGGTTATGTACACAGTTGAGTAGTCAATAATCATTTTGCTTGGCGGAGAAATCCGCCAGGCATTAGTCAAATGGCAAGAGCAATTTCAAGAAATAAAAAAAATTACAGACCTACTAAAAAAGGTGCTGGAATGACAAAGGCTGGAGTGAAAGCTTATAGAAGAGCTAATCCAGGATCAAAATTAAAAACCGCAGTAACTGGTAAAGTCAAAAAAGGATCAAAGGCTGCGAAAAGAAGAAAATCATATTGTGCAAGATCTTTAGGACAACTGAAGAGATCTTCTGCAAAAACTAAAAATAATCCTAATTCAAGAATTAGACAAGCAAGACGAAGATGGAAATGTTAAATGAAATACCTTTTAATTTTATATGTGTGTAGTTATGCAACAGCAGAAACTAAATGTAATAACGAAAGTATTACTGGATCATTTGATAATTGGTCCGCTTGTATAAACCAAGGATATAAACAATCACATTTTTTATTAAACGAACTTTACAAAGAAGATTTCGAAGATGAGAAACTAGCAATTAGATTTTCATGTGAGGAACAAGGAGAACAAACATAATGGCAAGTGCAGTAGAT